TGATACCGCTATGGATTCTTTGAACAAGGCCAAGTATTCAATTGTTGGTGGTGACTATCAGGCAACACATATCCTGATGAACCCAGCAACGTTTGGATCAATTGAGCGTGTCAAAGTTGGCACATCCAGAAATGATTATGCTTCTGGTGATGGCGTTGCTTTGACCTACATCAATGGACAGCCTTATATCTGGGGCTTGCCTGTTGTGCTGAATAATGATGTCACTGCTAACAAATTGTTGGTAATTGACAACATGAACACAGGCTTGTGGACACGACAAGGTGTTGAGATTGAAATGACTAAATCTGATGGTACTAACTTCCAGAAGAAAATTGTCACTATCCGAGGCACAGGACGCTTTGCGTTCGGCGTGTTTAGAAATGCCGCTGTCCAATACGGCGACTTAACTGTTTAACCCTTTAAGGGGTGGGCTAATAACCTGCCCCTTTTTTTATTATGAAATACAAAGCAAATTGCGACTTTCACGATTCCCGCGTTGGCCGGATGAGAAAAGGTGACATTATTGACGAAAAGCCGGGTTGTAAGGATTTGGCTGTAGCTGGTTATCTGACCGAGTATAAAACCAAAGTTGTACAGCAACGTCCTGAGAAAGTCACCAAAAAGAAAACCAAGAAAAAAGCCAAGAAATGAGATATTCAGTCACCACAACAACGCCGGATTATTACCCTGTAACACTGGCTCAGTGTAAAGATGTTTTAAACATATCTGACACTGCGCATGATGACAAAATCACCATCATGTTACAGGCCGCTACTAATGAGGCTGAAAACTTCACAGGTGCTATGTTTGCACAGCGTACGGTTACTTTGTACTTTGAAGATGTGGTGGCTTACTATCGTTTACCCGTTTACCCTGTCCGTGCTATTGATTCTGTTGAATATCTAAGCACAACATACACGGCGTTCACAGACTACGAAGCTGATTTAAACGATGCGCCACCACTGGTAAGGTTTAAATCATTGCCAAGTGTTGATGACACCATAGTACCCATTAAATTTACACTGTCTGCTGGCTACCCATCAGGCACAAGTCCTGCAAGTGCTGACCAAATACCTGACGCAGTAAAACAAGCGATTATCTTTCACGTTTACCAGTCTTTTATATCACCCGGTGAGATGTCAGGTGATGCCCAGCGTACTTTCTGGAACATGTTATCACCTTACAGGGTTTTGGGTTTGTGATAGCGGGCATATCCAGAATGAGAAACGAGTCCTTAATACTTGAGGACACTTTGAGTCACTTTTTCAAACACTGTGACCACATTTATATCTATGACGACTGTTCTACAGATAACAGCGTTGAAATAATGAAATCCTTTGATGATGTGACCGTTATTGAGGGTAAGGAATGGAGTCCAAACCAGTGGCATGAGGAAAGCAAACACAGAGGCCAATTATTAGACCTTGTTGATGCCGATATGTGCCTATGCTTTGATGCAGATGAACGCCTTGGTGGTGATTTGCCGAGTCAGAAAGGCGGGTTTACCCTTGATTTGTATGACGGATATTTAACGCCCGACAGACAAGAGCCTTACACCAAAGGTGATTTATCCCGATTGCCACGGTTATGGGGAACCGAATGCAGGCAAATACTGATGTATTTTGACCCTAAAAAAGCCAGATACGACCGAAGCGGCCAAAGAGAGCCGACATACACAGGGAATGTACAAAAATCAGGCATAAAAGTTAAACATTATGGCAAATGCTTGAGTATTGACCATTGGGATGATACGTGCGACTTCTACGCCACATATTTTCCACAATGGCGCGATAAATGGAACGCCAGAAAAGGAAAAGCGATTCACACCAAGTCAGATTTTGGCTCAGAACTACATACATGGTCTGAATTATGCAAAAAATACTAATCACAGGCAAATTCAGCCCTTTTGGTAGCCGTCCCATAGGTGGGCTTCAATCATGGATATTAACCGTTCACAATGAGCTTGTGAGGCTTGGACATGATGTAACTGTGTGGGAACCACATGACTGCAAATACTATCCAGAAGGTACGACCTTTGATTTAGGTATATTTGCAAACATAGATTTAACCAGAAACGCAATTGTTACATGTAAAAAATCAATCCTTATCAGCCACGGCATTATTGACGCTGAAAAACCAGATAATTCATGCGATGCGTTGATGTTTGTTAGTGAGGGTGTCCGCGATCACTGGAAAATGGATGGCGAGATTATCAGACAGCCAATTGACCTTGAGTTTTGGAAGCCAGAACGATTGGAAAAGAACAAATTAACCCGTTATTCCTACCGATACGGAAACATCCACGGCGAAAAGGTCGCTGACATGCTTGATATGGATTATCTACACGCAAAGGACTTAACCCACAGACAAGCGCGTGATGTGATTAATTCTAGTCATTTAGTGTTCGCTACAGGCCGTGCAGCACTTGAGGCAATGGCTTGTGACGTTCCCACGGTTATTTATGACCACCGTGACGCTTACCAACCAGCTTTAATGGGTGAATGGCTTCATAAAGAAATGAAACAAAGCTATTCAGGCCGTTCAGGTTACACACCAAGCCTATCTAAAGTGTTGGCAAAGGCGAAAAAAGAGCTTAACCATTATGGGTGGCGAAAATGGGTGGCTGAAAACCACGATGTAAGGAAAATCGTTAAGCAGCTATGCTAAAGGTCATAACACCCACTGGTGGCCGTCCAGAAGCGTTAAATCTGCTTAATAGCTACTTAGAAAGGCAGACATATCAAGATTTTCAATGGATTGTACTGGATGACTGCGAGCCGGTTAGCGAAATACCGTCAAGATGTGATGTTTTTATCCAATCTGACTGGATTTGGAACGGTGAAAACACACAGCACAGGGCAATGGCCAGATTGCTTGATGAAGTGGGGAAAAATGACAGTGTGATTGTATGTGAGGATGACGACTGGTATGCACCGGAATACATCGAGAAAACAGCCAATTTACTGCAAAAACACGACCTTGTAGGGCAAAAAAAGAGCCTTTATTACAACATTCAGAACAAAACATACCGAAAATTTAACCACAAAGACCATGCTTGCTTATGTCAGACGGCATTAAAAGGCAAAGCAGTAGAAAAACTAAGGGAAATATGTCGTAAAAGCAACAAACCGATTGATATCACTCTATGGCAGAGCTTTAAAGGTCATTTAACGGCTGCTATGGATGTTGTCGGGATAAAGGGGTTAAAAGGCCGTGGTGGGATTGGAATTGGCCACAAAATGGAAGGTAAAAAGGATGATTGGTCATATCTTGAATCAATTATTGGCAAGGATGTGACCAACTACCGTAAACGCTTCTTTATTTGCGCGTCCGGCGGTTCATTAACTCAAGAAGATGTGGATTATATCAAAGGAAAGGGAACGGTGATTGTAATCAACAACACTTTCCAACTGGCACCTTGGGCTGACATCGTTTATGCGTGTGATGTGCCGTGGTGGAAAAAATATCCAGAAGCCTTAGACCATCAAGGCCAAAAGATGTCCATTTTGTATGACCACCCGAAAGTTAAAAAATGGCCGTACGATAACACCAGAAACGGCATTGGATTAGACCGAATCAGAACTGGCGGCAACTCAGGCCACCAGTGCATAAACCTTGCCTACTTATTGGGCGCAAATGAAATCATTTTATTAGGCTATGACATGCAGAACACCAATGGTAAATCACATTGGCACGGCGACCATGTTAAGGGCTTGAATCAGCAGACCTGCTTTAGCGGATGGATTAATCACATGCGCATTGTTGCACAAGATTGCGAACGATTGGGCGTGAAGGTTTACAACTGCTCAAGACAAACCGCGCTTGAATGCTTTGAACGCAGAGAATTAAGAGAATTATGCTAAACCTCAAACCCGCTGATATGCGCTTTCGCGTCACAATCCAATCACAACAGCGTGTGGTTGATTCTAACGGCCTTGAGACAGTCACATGGGTAGATGTGGCCACAAACGTTCCAGCGGGCATCATAGCCCTGTCAGGCCGTGAATTAGAGGCTTTAGCACAGCCAATAGCGCAGTATAACGCCCGTGTGACCATTTATAAGCGCAATGATATTGATGAGTCCATGCGCCTCGTTTTTGATGGCAGAAACTACGACATTAAGGACATCATACCCGACCCAACAAACAATGTTTACATGTCACTGATGTGTAAGACAGGCTACACCAATGGCTGACGTTGAAATCTTAGGGCTAAAGGAGTTAGACCGCAAAATAAGACAGCTAACCCGCGCCACTGGCAAAAACTTTCTATCACCCGCATTGCGTAAGGGTGCCAATGTGATACGTGACCAAGCAATCGAGAACGCACCACGCGACCCGACACCGGATGACATCAACATTGAGGATGAAATCAAGGTCAGGCGTGACCCTAATCCCAAGCTGCAAGGCCAAAATGAAATCATGTACGTAAAGCCGTTTAAAAAGAACGTGTTTTACTGGCGATTCGTGGAGCTGGGAACAATTAAACAACCTGGACAAAGGTTTCTAACCAAAGCCTATGACCAAAAGAAAATGGAAGCTGTTCGAGCATTTATGGAAAACCTTTCAAAAGCAATAATTCGTGAAACCAAGAAGCTATCGAAATGACCGTCTATTCCTTACTTGCCGCCGACTCAGGCGTTACAGCTATCACCACCAAAATATATACCTCACAAGCACCACAAGGCACCACGCCGCCTTATGTTGTCGTTCGTATTATTAATACAAATCCTGAAAACCTACTTGCCGAAGTGCCAAACATCGAAAGCCAATACACAGGCATTGAATGTATTGGCACCGACCAGTCCGGCTCAGTGAGTTTGTTTCTCGCATGTCGTGCCGCTTTAGAGCCACACGGCTACATGCAGGGCTTGCCTATCTATGGCGACCGCGATGCAGAGACAGGATATTACCGAACATTGATGGATTATTCCTACTGGAATAGCCGCTGATGTAACTTAGTTTTTTAACCAAAGCGCATATCGCATGCCTACCTCTAACGAGGCGGGGCGGCTTTTCTGTGCGCGTAATTCAGGAGTTTAATATGGCTTTAGGGCTTAAAACACAAGGCACAGAGATTCTCTTGTTGGATGCTACCGACAGCGGGAACGAAGTGCGCAAATTGGGCAATATTACAGACATCGGGGAATTTGGCCCGACTGCCGGTGATATTGATGTTACTAACATGGATTCAACCGCCATGGAGTATTTTTCAGGGCTGGTTGATAACGGCACTGTGACCATCGGGTTCAACTACGACCCGGCTAATGTCACACAGCAAACCTTAAGTGATTTGGCCGGTGGTGCAAACAAGCGTTTTGTTATCGCATGTTCAGAATCAGATACAGATGTGACATACACATCTACCTTTGTTATTCCAACCGACCGAACCACTCTGGACTTCCAAGCCAGTGTACAAGGTATGCCAAAAGGCGCGTCAGTTAATGACGTGTGGCGAGGCACTATCTCATTGCGTGTATCAGGCGCAATCACTACTCAGGAAGCCGCTTAACCGCGTTAATGGGTGGGATTGTCGTTAATTCGGCTTTCCCATCCACCCTTTTTAAACCAACCCATTAAAACATTATGAACTTATTAGACTACGTTTCTAAAACACACGTTAAAACGGCCAAATTTCACTATGACGGCCAAGAATTAGAGTTTTTCTACAAAGACCTGACAGGCGAAGAAGCCGAAATGGTCACAGAAAAACTATCCACCATTATGGCCATGATCGGCAAGCAAAAGAAAGACGCCGATTATATGCCCTCATCAGATGAGCTAAAGGACATGAACTTGCAGCGTGACTTCACGTTGATGTTGCAGTTATGTGATGAGTCTGGCGTTAGGTCATTTGATTCTGTTGAAGAAATGCGAAAGCAGATACCAGCACGGATTCTTGACTTGGCATCTAAAGCCACGGCCAAAGTGACCACTGAGGACGCTGGAAAAAACTTAAAGAGTCTGAGTGGCTCCGCTGGCTATTCAGATTCGCAGACCGACAAAACACCAGCGTTGAGTCCATCCTCAAAAACTACTCAAGCAGTGAGTTAAAACACTGGCAAGTCTATTGTGCAAAAGAGCCATCAGAGCAAGAGAAGTTGCAACTCATGCTCGCTCAAATGATGGCTATTTACATCAATAGCAACTCACGTAAAGGAACCACACCGAAAAAACCAAATGACTTCTTAATCAAGTCATTCTGGAAAACAGACGTTGAGCAAGACGTTGACATCATCAAGAAAGCATTCGGGATTAAAAA